GCGATCGCCTACGCAGTGGTGTTATGAAAATATTAATTACGAACTACACTTTTAACGCAGCCTCAAAAACAGTTACGTTTTTGGGCTATTCGCGTATTTTGCTCGATTCAATTCTGATAATCACAAACGTCGCGTCCAACACAATTATTTATAATTTTGCGGGTACTGGCAAAGGCGGGACAGTATCAGGTAATGTTTTGACGCTTGATTTTGACACTAGCGCAATGTCAAACAGCGACCCATTACAGATTTACTACGATGATGCGGCGATAGTTCCTGCGACGGTGCAAGAGCAGCAAAACACTGAAGATTTACTTTATTTGCTATCCGTTCAAGGTAATGCATTAGGCAAATTGGCTGAAATGGTTGATGGTGCAAATATTCGGGCGGCGCTACAGGCAAGCGCCGCTGTGATTGGCGGTGTAACCCAAAGCGGATCGTGGACATTAACCACAGTTACCACTGTTTCTACCGTGACAACCTGTTCAACCCTTACAAACCAAACACAGAACGGTGGACAACCTACTAACGATATTGTCCCAAATGCCACAAATACGCTTGCCTGTTTGCTAAATATCAATAACGTTACTTACACATAAACCTATGCCAGTACTACAAAAAAATCTACCTTTATTGCATACGCCTACGTTTCAGCAAATGACCCCTGCTCCTGCTGCGACGGTTGCAAACGCATTTGTTGCTAACGATCCTACAGGGCGATCGCCATTTGTGCTGTACGTTGTATCTGCTACGGTGCAATATTTATATACAGATAATGGGTGGATTCAAATTCCTTCAGGGGCATTAGCGACTTTTGGGGCTGGAGCTTGTGCGGTATATCACCCATGGAGTAATACCTACACGGCAAACGGTGGAAGCACAACAACAGCAACAGTAGCGGCGGGTACGCATAATATTACTGGCTTAGCGCTTGGCGAGACAATTGAGTTTGTTGTTAGTGGCACTAACAGCGGATTGCGTCGCACAATCACAGGCGTAATCAATAACGCGGGTACAGGCACAATTACGATCCAATGGTCGGGCGCTGTTGCAACGGCTGTATTAAACACTCACACGTTTAGGATTAGCACAGGCAGATTTTTTGTCTATGGTGGTGGTACAACCACGGCGGGATCGTTTAAATCCTTTGATGTTGGTACTATGTCTTGGTCTGGGAACTTGACGGTAACAGGCGTTCCAACTTTTACCAATGATGGGCGTATGGCTTTGATGTATCAGCGACCTAAAAGCTTTCAATCAGGGCTTGCAACGGCTGTTACAAACACGACTAACGCGACTATCTCGGACAATACAAAAAGCTGGAAAGTAAATCAATGGATTGGCTATTGGGTAAGGATTACCTCAGGGGCGGGTTCGCCTAATGGCAGTACAGGGGCGATCAATCCGTTACTTCAGATCACTAGTAATACAGCTACAACGCTTACTCTATCAGGTGTTTTTGCAACAACTCCTCCCGATACAACTTCTTCATATTCAATAGAAGACATACTTGCTTCTGGAGTTGCGACTTCTGGCAGTACGACAACGTTGGTTAACTCAACTAAATCAGGCGGATCGGCTTGGACTGCTAACCAGTGGACTAACTCACGAGTAAGAATCACAGGGGGGACAGGGCTGGGGCAAACATCAATTATTGCTAGTAATACAGGTGATACCCTAACTATCGGTACTGTCGGCACTGCGATCGCATCAGGTTCTATTTATGAAATTGAAGGTGATGAAAACTTTATTTATTTGGCTGGTAATGCGGCTGTTACCATGTACAAATACTCAATTTCGGCGGGTACTTGGGCAACAGTAGCGCCAACAACCGCAAGAACGACAGCGACGGGGGCTTCTCCAAGCTTGAATGCCGCTTACCATACAGGCTGCCCAAACTGGGGTAGCGAACCAGCGATTTTAAACGGTCGTTACCTTTATTCTTTTAGAGGTGGCGGATCTGGAGTTGCCGATCGCTTTGATATAGCTGGAGGCACGGCTGGGGCTGGGGCGTGGGCTGTAGTTACTACAGTGAACGCCGAAACATTCACCACGGGCGCAAGCTTTGGTATCTGGAAGGGTAAAATATACATCAGGAAAGAGTCGGCATCAGGTGTGGCGCAAAGGTTTTTTTACTACGACGTTGTTAAAAACGCACTGCTACCTTTTACCACACTAAATTACCCAGATGGCGCGGCGTTAGCTGGGACTAAAATCTGGGTAAAAACTTTTGACCAGAACCAAACCGATGCCGATACCGATGCCGTAAATTGGCTTTACACGCTACAATCGACAGGCAATGCTTTACACAGAATTATGCTTTTTTAGGAGAAAACAATGGCTAGCAAAGCAACGAAAATCCAAGGTGTTGATTCAAGTACCTTTAATCTCACGATCAATCAATTTGATGAAGCGCTCCAAACAAATGTTCAGCGATTGAGCCAAAACATTCCACAAGTTGATTACTCAGTACACTTTACTGACGGAACAACCGTTAGAGCGCGGTACGACAGCAATCTATCGCGATGGGACATTTCACTAGTAAGAAGTCTGACAATCACTAGTGAAAATTGTATTTTCTTGACGGATCCCGAAGATCCCAATAGCGATTCATATTTTGAATACGATTGGGAATATCCAGCGCTGATTACTTCGCCTTATCCCAGTGAATTGCTTGTTGAGTGGATTCGCGACAATGTTGTGGTTAATGGCGTAACTAATCAAGTTAGCGTCAACTATATTCAAGAAGGCGCTTATAGAGCCTTTACAAATCTTGTCGAACAACTCTACTGGATTCACCCTTAACCCTTACCCAAAGCCCGTCATGTCTGGCGGTGCTGGTGCAGGACCAAGAATACTGAAATAAGCCCGCCTATTTTAATAAAAATGACAGTACAAACTGATTAAAGAGAACTACCCTTGCGATCGCAATTAAATAAAGCTTAGTTGTACTTGTTTGCTTGGCATTTTAGCGATCGCCTGTAAGTCTGCGCGGATGTTGGCATAGTGTTTTAGATTTAGTTGTAGCCACAAATCTAAACAATTACAGATACATTGCCAAGATGCCCACAGCAAGCCTTAAACTTTTTAGCTGTGAACTTGCCAAAATAGAATAAAGTCTGGCTTGTGTCATTGCCAGATTTTTTCTTTTTGCCATCGTTCTTAGGGTTTGTGAACTCAAGCCGATGATTAAAAGTGAGATAGCACACAGAATAATTTTGAGCATCCAAAAACCAATTGCTAGAGGTATTACTATTCGTAAGCAGGAAGGTATTACCAATGTGAGCATAGGTTAAAACCATCTCTACTGCCCTCTCAATATTTCCTTTGCTATAAGGTGGATTTACCCATTTGTTTAAATATGGAGTCCAGTCCCTAGAGAATGCGTCATCAGCTTTAGTCCAAAATGTTTGAGCTTGGATGACTTGATTTGCTCGTAAGCATGAGAACGGGTCAAGATGGAAGCCTTTAACTAATTCTCGAAATGGTTCTACAACGTAATAGCTCGTATAATTCTCATCGTTCGATTCATCCTCATTAGTAAGAACACAATCTAGAGTAAATAGGTTTTCTTGTATTGCGATCATTACAACCCTCCTAAAAACTCATTTTTCGCAATCTTGACCATCAATGCTTGCTGCCCCAAATACAGCAGATGTAGCTCAATGAGTAGCTGCTTAGCTGAGTCAATGTCAATGTTTTGAATTTGGTTACAAAAGATTGTGTGTGTCAATTGCTTCTCGATCGGTAAATCATTCATCGCTCTATATGCCTCCATGCTTTATTATTGACAATCGCCCAAATACTCGAAACTACTAATCCGTAACTAGCCGCTATAGATCTGAGCGTTTCGCCATTTGAAGCTCTAGCGACAATAGATTTGATGTCATTGGCTTTTAGTTTTGCACTTGGATTGACTTCTCCTTTTGAAAGATTTAATCCAGTTCTAAAAGCGTGGCGCGTATTTTCTGAAGGAGTACAGTATTCAAGATTAGAAGCAGCATTATTTGATTTATTTCCATCCAAATGATTTACCTGCATTTGCTCAGGTCTAAAACCCAAAAACGCCCTAGACACTAATTTATGAACAGTGTGGGTCTGTGGGACTCCATTGCAGCAAAGAGCAAGAGCTAAATAACCGTGTTTAGTCTTGGTCGGGGTCAGGGTAGTCCCTTTTATTAATTTACTTCTGCCATCCTTGCACAGGATTTTTCTGTCTATACTTCTAATACGTCCAAAACTAGACGCTTGGTAAAGCCCTTCATAGTCAGGGATGTCCAGCCATACCTCTTGACAAAACATCATGTGAGTAAATTCTTTTTCGGGCGGTAAGTCGCTCATGGCAATTCACTCCATACTTTCCCATCCAATTCAGGCAATGAAATCTTTTTACCATTGACTGCCCTTTGTTTATAAAAGAAAGCCTTGTTAGCAGCTTTGACTTCATCCCGCAGCGATCGCACCCAATCCTCATCCATCGGTCTAGCGCCCTTACCAGATTCAGCGCCAACGATCGCAAGGTCAATGTATTGGGCATAAGCGCCGATATAAACTTCTTCTAGTAGTGGCTCAAAACTGACAAAAGTATTGCCTCCAAGCTGTTTAATTGCAGTGATCGTATCAAGGCGTTTCAACGCCGTGCCTTGGCTCTCAACCGAAACGCCTAACCATATATTGCTAGGGAGAAAGGGAAAACCAGGTCTAGCACACCAATCATTTACAACTTGCAAAAGGGTGTCAGCACGTTTGGACAAGAGCATAAACGTCTGATTGTGAGAGAAAGCCATAGCTTGAATCATCTCTAATTGCCACTCTCTAGGAATCCAATCACCGCACCAATCTGTCATAGAGCAAACAAAATGACGCTTAGGCGATCGCATCCTTGCCCACTTAGCAAGCATTTCGTAGTTAAGCTCTAGTTCTGGAGCTTTGCCCGTATAGGTTAATCCACTGGCAAAGTCAAAGCGATTACCTGTATTAATTGCTTCAGCATAGCAGTTGGCGCATCCTTCCGATATTTTCCTACACCAATGACCACCGCCTTTGACGGTTATTGGGTTATCAGTTACATCAGTCCATTCAATTTTACTCATGATTCCACTCTTTCCACTCAGTAACCAACATCCGATACGCCGCCAAGTCCTGATTAATTTGGCGATCAACTACAGTCTTACCTATTCCGTGAACTGCCATGTGATCGCGTACCGACTCTACAAGCTTATCGATGGCTTGTTCTGTTCTTGCGATCGCATCTTGTCTGATTTGTGCGTTCATAATAATATTTCTGACCGTCATAATTTCACACACCTAACAAGTGGTTTGCCATACGCTGTCAAAGTTACAGCGCCATACTCTAATAGATTCTGGAAGTCAAACAAGCTTTTACGCATCGCGTCAACTCCAATCTGTTTATCTTGAGTATCAGATTTAGCTTTAACAATCGTGAATATAGGTAACTGGTTAGAGGTTACGATATATTCTTTTTTACCAGCCGCCACGGGACGACATAGGCGGGTAGGGGCTTTGCGGAACTCTGAGATTGTGATGTATTCTGGAATCATTTACTTTACCCAATGCCCATGAGCAATAAATGGCATAGCTTCACCACGTAATCTAGGGAAATCAATCTTTCCTTCATTAAGATATTTCCACGCTAGCTCTCTAGCTTCTTCCTGAAAGTCATACCAGTAATTACGCTCATAACTCTCAAGGATTGATGCCCATGAATCAGGGCAGAAATTACTAGAATTATCAGTGTTGGGTCGGCAAGAACAGACAATTCTAGTAACTGATTCAGGATCAATTTTGTCTCTGATAATGTCGCGAATACATAAGCTTAGCGATAATCCCTCCATTATCTCTCTCCAAATAATTTAATAATGTTTAATTCAGTCATCTAACTGTTTACATAGTAGTACAAACCTTACAAACATACAATACCCTAACCATAACTATCCACCGCAATAAACCCGCAAAGCATAGACTAAAATCTATGGCTGGATATCGCGATACCGCAACAGGCTACACTCGTTATCAGGGGCGGCTTTACGAAACTCCAGCCCGTAAGCGCTGTAATTAAATTTATGGGTTTTCCTAAAGGTATTCCTAGCAAATGGACATCCTCTAGATATTGCAAGCTGATAAGCCATCTCTAGCGTCATCCATTCGTTCTCAAATTCTGTTGCTTGCACCCGTGAGAAGAAAGAAATCTCATGATGATCGCGATTGTAGCGATGGATTTCCCCTGCTACAGAGCGATTGTAGAGAAGTTTGGATAATTTTCTTAGCTCAATATTCTCACCTAGCAGCTCGTTCAGCTTGTAAGCAATTGTTACAGCATCCTGCCATTTATCGGTAAGCACTGAGTTAATCTGCTCAGTCGAGATAATCCGTTTAGCGACTCCCTTCTGTTTGTCTGATTCAACTTTCTTGCGGGTGCGGGTGCGTTTTGGATTACTCCAATCAAGTAGCAATTTAGAAACATCAGGGTGCATCCTATACCGTTTTTTGAGCGATGGCAGATACACTTTTAGGCTTGCATATTCACCTCCGCTAGCCTTATAAGCAAGCAAAGCTTTTATGCGCTGACCATCGGGGCGATCGCGGATCGGTGGTTTTTGTCGTGGGCATAACGGGGCGCTGTAGGCAAAAAAGCTGTATAGATTCAGGATTGATAGCAAACCACTCAAACAAGGCTTTAAACACGCAAAAACATATAAGTACGTTGGTGATTTGCGATCTGTTAGCCTTTCGCGGTTACGAATCCGCTTACGTTGCTTTTTGGCTTTCGGCTTTGCAACATTCTTGGGAGGCTTTGTCTTTGGGCGATCGCTTTTCGGTTTTGGCGGTGGAGCTGCGATCGTCTCTAACTCTGGTTCTGGTCTAGCTTTTGGCGGTTGTAATTTTGGCGCGTCACCAATATGCAAAACATTGCGATCTAATAGCGACTGCCATAGGCTAGACCACTGATTTTTATACACCAAATACCGAGCTACGAATAACGCATTAGTGGCAATAGCGCGATCGTCTTTGAGCTTGCGCCTTTGCTCATGCGCTGCGATCGCACTTAGGATCGGCGCAACTTGTCGCCATATTGCGGGGCTGGTGTCAGGGGAGGGAATTGCGGGGATGCAGATGGGTAGGGTAGGTTTCATAGTTTTATAATTATTTGGAAGCGTAGCCGCCACAAGTCAAAGGGTTGGAATCCAACAAATCCCAATCAAGCTCTTCTTCGGCTTTGTATTGTGGAGTGGTTGGGTTATCACAATAAATCTCAAGAGTTTCTTCCATAACCCAACAAGCTTCAGTATGTTCAACCCAAAAATACTTGCAATTATGACAAGAATGATTGCGATGCAGTCTATTCAATTTGCGTAAATCGCGAGATGCTTTTTTCATAGTAAAGATTTCAATGATGTTATTAGTTTTTCAATCGTGGCGATATCTGCAATTTGGGAAACAGATTCAACCTCAGAGCCAGTTCTCAACTTGTATTTAGAGAGCCAAGCAGCAAGGCGATCTCTTACTGGAATTTCCCCTAGTTTTGCTTCAAGTAAAGTTAGATTTTCTTTGAGTTCTGCATCTAAATCTTTGCGCTGATTCACTAATCCTTTACGCTTTTCTACCAGCTTTCCAGCCAATAAAATATAGTCGTAAGGATCTTTAATCATGGCAGTTGTAGTCACTACAGGGGGAGAGATTTCGCCTATCTCTTGCAGTGCTGTTGTCAAGATTTTTTGGGCTTCATCTTTGCCAATAAAGGCGGCGATCGCCTCTAGTTCTGTCTGTTTGGCAATGATGAACTGTGAGAAGTCAGGGGATAGAGTGTTAGTATCCATGATTTGCTCTCAGGTTAGAAACTGTAGAGTTAGCACCGTCCCAAATCAGTTTGACCGTACCCGTTCTGCCATAGCGATTCTTTAAAGTGATTAACTCTAAAATGCCTGTGTCTACTGTGTCTTTGTTGTAGTATTCATCTCTATAGCAGCCAATCATTAGATCGCTAGCTTCTTCTACTCCACCTGATTCCTTGGCACTATAAATCGTTGGGCGCTTATCTCCTGATTGCTTAGTATCGCGCCCAATTTGGCATAAAACTACGATGCGAGTATCTAACTCTTTTTTGAGTTGATTAAGCTCTTCTAACACATAATCTACACGCTCTCTAGTTAGCATGTTTTGATTAGTGCGAACCAATGTTAAGTAGTCAATCCCAATCATCCCAATAGATCCATGCTCAGCATAAAACTGTCTTGCAATAGAGACAATATCTTCAATCTTTCGGGCGCGATCGTTAACCTTCATAGGTAAGCCCGAATAGTTCTCTTGAGCTTCCATTAATACGCCCCATTCTTCAGGCTTAATGCGACCATTTTGCAGCGATCCTGTACTGATTTGAGCATGTTTAGAAAACAGTTTTTGAGCTTGTGCTGAGCTACTCATCTCAAGAGAAAAGAACAATGATGGCTGTCTCATCACGTAAGAAGTGTAAGTCAGTAGCTCAAGTAGTACGGTAGTTTTACCCATGCCAGTGCTACCAAGTATCGTTACAAGTCTTTGCCTTGGTAGTCCACCTGATAGCAAGTAATCAAGATCTTTGAATCCAGTCGGCAGGATCGATTCGTGAATATTGCCTGTTTCCCTAGCCTCTGCAATCTTGGTTAAGTTTATAAACTCTTCTCCCATGACATCAAACATTAATCGGGTGTGACTTTCATCACCTTGCAAAGCCCGAAATTCTACGAGCTTTTGCTCAAACCACGAGAGTGAGTCCGCAAATTCACGCTCTTGAAAAATGCCTTGAGCCTCTCGGCAAAAGTCGCGATACTTTCGAGATTTATACTTTTCTCGGATTAGCTCGGCATATTCAACAATGCTAGGGGATGGTAAATGATTCTCGTACAGTGCAAAAATAGCGGCGCGATCGCTTAGGTTTGGCGGTAAACCTTTCATTTCGCGCTTGGTTGCCATGTGTTGATACACGGAATCAGGACTGATATAACCACCTGAATTAAATAACTCTACGCAGGTATCAAAAATTTGACCGTGAAGGGCTGTGTAAAACATCTCGCTAGTCAGTATAGGGGTGACAGCCTTAATCACGTCCTGAGAGCTTAATACTGTGGCAATGACGATATTTTCTGCTACGACTGAGCATAGACTTTCACCAGTTGATAGATCTTTCATGATGCTTTCCTAGCTAATTTGGCGGCGTATTCTCTTGCCATGCTTGGTATTGGTGCGATGATTTCGGGTTCTTGCACTGCGATCGGGGCGGGTTGCTGTTGCGATCGCTTGGCTTGGGATTGTTCTATGGCGATCGCCTCGTCAGTACGAATCATGAATGACGCAATATCATCAGCCTTGATGTAGTTGCTTAGCGAGTTCATAGCGGCTGCATGGTCACAAGTTAGATTACGTTTTTTTAGAAATGCTTTTTGAGCTTCAATCAGCGAATTTTTAAACCCAAGTTTGCAATCTTTGGTTTTAGCCCAGTCGGTCAGCAATTCAGACCATTCAGGACGATCGCTTATTTTGCGTTGCCAGATCCAAGATTTATATCCTGACCTCATGCGATCTTCAAAGCTTTGGATTGAATTTTTGGAGGGGGGTAGGGGGGTGGTCTTTAAATCTTCGGATTCGGATTTGTTTTCGAGAGCGAGAGATTCTATTTTTTTTTCAGATAAAGAATTTTCTGAGTCTTGTAAATCATCTTGCAAGTTTTCAAAATTATTTTCTTGCGCGAAAGAGATCTCTTTTTCTAGATCTAATTCTGATCTATTCTGATCTGATCTCTCTCTCTTCTGTGGCGATACATCCGCGTTACATTCAACTTGTAACGCCTTGTATCGCGTTACATCTTCTTGAGATTGGCTTGCAGTCTCACTTTTTCTTTTCGCTCTTGACCTTGTAACACGCTCTTTAACTCTTGATGGATCATCGCTTGGTTTCTTGGCTTGGCGATCATTCCAGTGAACAATTGTTAACCCGCCCGTAGCATTGATTTCAATCATCCCCTTGGTAATTAATTTGTCTCGATAGTAAAGCCAATCTTGAGTAGAGTTAAATTCGCAATAGTCTGCAAGATCCTCGTTGTCTGCTGTAACTTTCCCGCGATCACTTGACTTGCTAGCAAGACTCAAAAGTACAATCCAAGCCCATTTTTCTTGCGCGGAAAATCTACGGATTTTAATGTCGTCAATAATTTCATGATGCAATTTAAACCAAGTCATGCTCATTTATTTAACTCCTGCTTCAGCGATCGCTTTCTCAAGGGCTTCAACCAAAATCTCGGATATTGGCTTATCAAGAGTTTTTGATGCGATCGCCGCATCAGTTCGGAATTTTCGGGTAACTCGAACATTAATCAATACGTTGTCATCAGGTTGTTTCATAATCTTTTTTGTGTAGATGTCTATAATTATAGACTATTTTAAGTAAAGTAAATCACAAATTTATCAATAAAAAGCCCTGAATGCATAAACAAAACTCTATGCATTCAGGGCTTTTTATTATTTCACTTCATCATTAATTTTTTGTTGCCAAATCTGATGTTTGAGTTTTTCATTCACGGTTTGAACGGGATGCGCGATCGCAAGTTGCCAAGGTTTTTTATGACGCGGATTGCCTTCCATAAAGGCTAGTGACCACGCCCGATCTTCGCCGTGCTTAGCGATTGCGATACGTTTTAAATCGTTAAGAGATTGTGGTTTACTCACGCCGCCACCTCATCAGACTTAGCGATCGCCGCTTTGTAGAACTTTTCGAGATTGCGTTGCATCGCGCCATGATGATCGGCTTTGCGATGACCTTCGAGAAAATCAATCAAATCAGCGCCAGAAATTTTAACGCTTGGTTTTGACTTTTTGCTCTTATCAAAAATACAAACCCATCCACTGCGATCGCCGCCAATAAAACTGTAATTCATCCCACACGCTCCTTAGCTTTTGCCATCTCACCATTACCTAATGCTTTACGCAAATCCTCTATTGATTGCAGTTTTTCTGCTGGCTGTTCAGTAGCTGCAAAGCTAAGCAAATTATCGCGCCATCCCATACCATCAAGTGATATAGAAATATCTGTAAAGCGCAGCACTGAGTTAGCCTGAATCAATATGGTTTTGTCAATCCAATCATGAATAAGAGCGTCGGCAATGCTATTAGAGAAAATAGGAAGATCGTAAGGAAACAATCCTTTATATTCGAGCCAATCTAGATTGAACTGAGCTTCACCGTAACCATACTCAAGGGTTAAATACTTTACCGTGTCTAACACGTAGCCAATAAAACGCTCAAAATCTTGCCTATACTCGTCACTGTGGATAGTTCTTAGTGCTAGTTCGCTGATTGAACGATTAGCTTGGAATATAGTGATTTGTTGCTTAGTGGCTTGATCTAATACACTCACGCCGCCACCTCAGACTTAGCGATCGCCGCTTTTAAAATACGAGTGACATAGACTTTGAGAGTTCTTTCTTCTTTGCCTGCAAGCTCTTTGAGAGTCTTTTTTAGATCCTCTTCAACTTCGACAATTAACTGTACTTGTGCCATGTAAATACCTAACTCATATTAGAAAGTATAAGCGATTATAAGTACTATGTAAAGCATTGCTTCCAAATGATTTTGACGATTATCATAAGCAAAACTATATACATCAAATCCATAATCCCAACCCCGCAAAGCATAGATATTTCTCTATGCGTGGCGACACAAAAAAAGCTGCTATCTAAGCAGCTCCCAAAACTATGTTTTTGTTAATTTCCGTTCAACCTTAGCAACGATTTGCCTTACATTCTCAGGATCGCGCCCTAGCTTTTCGGCTGTTGCGATGACCTTGCGATCGCACTCAATCCAAGTTGTGTATATCTCCCATTGCAAGGGAGTAATCCCAAAATACTTAAGCACAATTGCTTGGATTGACTGCGATGCGTTGTCACTAATAGCGGCGATCGCATCTCCTAAGATTGGGCTAAAACAGTAGGAATATGTCTTAGCCTTTATTTCGGGCGGTTTCTTAGGTCTACCGCCCCCGTGATTGCCTCCTCTAGGCATCTACTTGATTCCAATCGTAATCAAATTCAGCGTAAGCTTCATTAAATCCTCTAACAGTTGGATAAAATTCATCCCCTGTTAGAGGATTCAAAACGATAGCAGATCCATCAGACATAAAATGAACTGTCAATGGGATATTGCCATCCGATGGATAGTGATCAGCGATCCACACTTCTTGGATAGTAACCCTTTCCTTTAAAAACTCCCATTCATAAGCTGACAAGGCATCATCCGTGCCTATTTTTAGAAGCACTTCAATATTAAAGCGCTCCCTGATCAGAGGGGTTTCCTCTATCCCCTCAATGTATGCCTCGTCAACCCAGTCAGACGAGGCGGGATCTAGCTTGTTGTTTCCGAACTCGTCTTTCCAGCATTTAACAGTTGTGGAGATTGCTTTTTCCAAGAGTTGACCCTGTGTAGCGTCAACTCCCGAAAGAATTGGAGCTACATGAAAGGACAATTCCATACAGCTTTCTTGCCAATCTTCAAATTCTTCGACGGGCTCAATCCCGTGATCCTCTAACAAAGCAAGGAGTTGATATACCCCCTCCTCGTTGATAGTGTAGGGAATGTTGGAGATCTTCAGACTATCCTCATCAACAGATATTTTTGTTGATACAGACCCTTCGTGGTCTTCGCCGCATTTAAGATCAAGATTACCTAGTAGCATTGCTTTGTTCCTTTGTTTAACTCAATAACCTATTATTGATCGACCTATAGGTTTTGTCAATAGCAAAACCAAACTATTTTTATAGACACAAAAAAAAGCCGTCGCGAGTGCAACGACTGGGAATGTGAAGTAGTCACTCTATTTTAAGCGATCGCTCCGCCGAGTGATTTTGTTATTTATTCAAAAAACCCGCATCCTAGGTGTTTGCGACCTCCCAACCCTTTCTCTTGTAATATTAAAGACTCGTTAGGGCGCAAATCTGAAAACATTACAGGGTATACAGCACACGGTTGCTTTTTAATAATTAGCTGCTCCTTGCGCCCTATTGTTGGCAGTGTATCAATATCAAACTTTGTTAGTTGCTTGCCTAGCGACACCGCAAACCTAGTAAGATCGGGTTCACGATTGTTGTCGGTTTTAATTGATACCCAAGCCGCTAGATTCTCTTGAGATTTTAGCTCTGTGCCATTAACCAGCTTGAGTTTAATCAACTCTTTGCCTAAATGGATTTGACAATCAAAAAGCATCGTTAGCTCTGTAATTAAATCTTTGGAGCAACGTAGCTTTATAGTGCTTTGAGTTAAACGTAATGTGCGATCGTCAAAAATATTTGTGTTACTGATTCTACCGATCGCCCACTCAGGGTTATCTTTGAGCTTAGGAGCTAATCCCGTTAAAGCAGAATAGAGGCAGTAATGGTAGTTTCTAGGGATTAAAGAGCCTTCAATACTGAAAAGAAATTCAATAAAGTTACTCATTTTTTATTCCTTTGGTATTTGTGCATTTTTTCAATTCCACCTTGTCTAAATCCTGCATTATGAGTTAAATCTTTATTCTCAAGATCGTGAAATACACTGGTTCTAGACCGCCAATCATTCTCGTAACTTTGGAGATATGGCAGATTATATTTAGCGGTATAAGCCCAAATATCTTGCCAACTAAAACTTGCGATCGGACAGCATCTATAAAGGTTTTGGCGATCGCCCGATTGATACTGATGAGTTACCCCATATTTGAGAATACTAATTAGTCGATGGCGATTTTCTTCTTTTCGCAATCCAAGAAAACAAAGGGGATTAGAATCAGCATATTTTAATCCCCATGTATCGCGCCCGTCCGATAAATCCCTTTGATAATTTGTTGGATTCTTCTTAAGATAATTAATCTCAACATCAGCATAACTATCTTGATCGTATTGAGATTCACAACCCCAATGCACAGCCAAAATATCAGGACAAATCGACTGCACTAAATGTAGCATTACGACTGAATCTTTACCCCATGACACCGCAACATAAGAAGGAGCGATCGCTAAAGCCTCTCGAATAATCTCTTTAGCTTTCTCAACTTTGCGCTTAAATGTTGGCAGTGTCGCATGAGCCAAGAATGCATCGCGTTCTATTCTCTCCATACATTATCCGTTGGCATATAGCACATAGTTCTATTGGATTGCACAAAATACGGTGTTCGCCACCCCCAGTTCATCATATTGATAGATAGAGGCTGTGGAATCATATTAATTGGCATTGGTCGGGCTAAGCTTTCACCTCTCCACAAATGCCAATCATGTTCAAAAGGAAGTACTTCCCATTTGTGTACCTGTCCGCAACCTTGCGATCGCTTCTTGCCAAGGTTCGTAACATTTAGAATTAGTTCGCTAATCTTGTCAGCATTGCCAATCGCAAACCAGTGTATAGTCTGCATTTCGCGATCATATCGTGGTAAATCATAGGCTTTAAAATGCCCTTGCGAACTATCAACCTTAGCTTTCTTTTTACCCCAATCAAGGTGTAGTTCTTGCTTGTCCCATCGCTTACGGTAACGCTGAGTTTGTTGATGATTTTCGATGTAGTGTGGTGAACTCACGGCCCAATACCACTCACCTTTGAGCGTCTTCCGAGCGATCGGCATTTCATCAAAAATCAATAACAGGTTCTTTTCAGCATCCGCAGCCGTTGGATTAGGCGTGATTAACCCTAATTGATCTAACAATTGATACTCAATCAGAGCATCAAAGCTCGGACTCCAATCATCATAGGCAACTAGCGGCGTTGCCATGTGTGCGATTATTTGGAGGTTATCCATTCAATAAACTCCTAATATCGCTCTTAGAATCCGCGAGAAAGCCTTTGTAATCTTCAATGTATTTTTTATACCTTGCATGAGATTCAGAGGCGCGATCGCTTAATTTCTGAGCATGAGGTGTAATCGTCATAAACTCACCGCGATCGCCCTCCGCAGTCTCAAACCAAAACTGCATAGAGCATAGTCCGCAACCCGTTCCTGATTGACCGCCCAAGTATGGCGATTCTGCAAACTTGAGTAAAGCATCAGCAATAAATCCTTCTTCGATTCTGGTTACGTTTGCGCTCCAATAGGAATACAAAGTTGCGCCTGTTTGGAGTAGCCAATTACCCATAATCATCTGTTGGCTTTTCTCTTTTTCGGGCTTTGCTTTTTCGCTTTTACCTTTCTTGGTTTCAGGCTCCGAAACTATACCAAATAGATCGCCTTGAGAAATCATCTTTTGAGGTTCTGGAGTAGCGCCGATCAAATGATTAGCAAAGTTAGGATCGTGAAGTGAATCGCGCCTTGTCTTTTGGCTATAGGTAAGCCAATCGGAATAATATCGAAGCCTTTCTCCCAAGAATGGTAGCCACTCATCAAGCAAAGCCTTGAGATCGTAATTATTAACATCCGAAGGAGAACCATGATGTAGCCATTGGTTTACGCGTTGGCTGTGCTGCAAATCTTTGCCATCTATAATCTGCTCTAGTGCTGGTATGACTTCGATTGGCAACGCAGGGGGGAACATCTGATAAAGATACTTAGCGCTTTCTACACAAGCCAAATAAGCATCACCAACAGCGATCCGACCGTGCACCATTTGAGCATCGGATACACCAAATAATCCTTTAGGTTTGGCGGTTCCTAGTACTGAGAGGCATGGCAAAAACTGACGGATTTTTCTATCCAAATCCAAATCATTACCCGTGCCACCATCGATCGCACCGCCGCAAAATAGAGCGTGATGCATCGTTGGCGATACTTGCACACCAATCTGAGAGAGGAAAGAATCAATACCACAGCGTCTCAAAATACGATTGCGTAGCGAGTTACCAGAAAGTGTGAAAACTTCAGAGGGATTTCCCTCTAAATCTGTCACTTTCATCGTTCGTAAATTGGTTTGATTGCCTACAGACTCACTGATATGGGACAAAGGCTGTAGCAGTGTAATCTGTAAGTGAAGCTTGATATTGTGGCGATCGTGGGGATTGTAATTAAGCATTGTTAGCCTCTACATCTAGAGTGTTTTCTGTTTCTTCTGGAATATTCAAAGCGCGATCGCTTTCAAAGCGAACACGACAGAAAGTAGTAATAATGTGCGGTTTTGATTTACACAAACTGAGGATATGGCGATCGCTTATCCCGTGCGTATGTTTCAATTTGGCTAAAATGTCGTTCCATCCCAACCACCAAAGATCAATATTTTGATCGCTATCAATTTGCTGAATGTCTCCCATACTGCCATCATCATTCACAGTAGCCCGTAAAACCACTTGTTTTGGCGCGATTATGCGAGTCCATTCTTTTGGGTTGAGGTGTGCAACAATAAGCTTCTTGGCTAAATTCTCAATGTAGTCGTCGATATTGCGAGAGGGAATAGCAGCATTTTGGATACTGCTTTGAAAATATTCCCATGTTCTTAAGCCCATGGCAGGGCTTTTGCCCTTGTCTCTACAGCGAAAAACCCAATAACTAAGCGCACTGGCTAAAGCTGTAACCCTGTCTTCCGTTTCTATTCCATACATAAATATTTCTCGTACATCTACGGTGTTTTTATTCTAGATCGCAAACAACATTCCAAGCCGCCAACTTAGCTTTACCGACAGACACACCACGCGCCCTAGCGTGGTCAAAAGCTTTATTACGCAGTCTGCTTAATTCCCGCTGTTTTAGCTCCTTTGGTGTCGCCTTACGTAGCTTAGGGATAGCGCGATAATTACCCTCAACGCATTCAATATACAAGCGCCTGTTACCGTATGCGATCGCGCCTTGGTTAAGAAGTAAGCGCAATGCGCTCGTATTGATTTGCGTACAGATTTCGATATAGCGTAGAGAGTAAGAGCCGCGATGGGCATCAAAAAAGCCGATGAGCTTGGCTCGTTCAAATTCTAGAGGCATTATGGTTCCTCTAAATAATCTTCAACAAATTTCACCCGATCACCCAACTTTATGCAGTCTTTTGGCAACTCCTTGTAAGGTAAATCTAGATAATTGAGTATCCCTAAAAGCTGAGTATGCAACTTGAATATTAACGGTTGATTAATCGCCGCTTTGTACTCACGCTCGACAAAAGGGATTGCAGGAGGAATGAGGACAATCTTGTCAAAATACCGAGCCGTAACATTAAAGCAATTTTGCAAATAGTCCATAATCTCAGACTGTGTATGCTTATCTAACTCACCATTGCCAACATCAGTAAGCAAGTAAGCAGCCATGTCCAACGGTGTGCGATCGCAGATAAAGCTAGGTTCGTCAACTTCAAACCAGATATCTTCAGCTTTAGCCAAAATCTTTTGTTGCAAAAACAACCTAGTGCGGATATCCAATTTGTCGGACGGGTGGAAACCATGCTCCAAAAACACACTACTCGCATCAATAGGGATATATGGAATCCCTAGCTTTTGCGATAAGGCGATCGCCAGTGTGGTTTTGCCCGTGCCATGTGCACCGCAAAGTCCTATACAGGACTTTGCGGTGCGATAATCTGGATAAACAACCAATCTATCGTCTGGGATAAGCATTGCATAGCTAACCCTTCCACCAAACATAGCTTTCGCTTCGTCTTCAGTGTCAAATCCGCCATAAGCAATGCAGTTTAAGCCTCTGTCCTCAAACATCGCGTACCATTTTTTCATTGTCTTCACTCTTCACCTCCAATATCAATTACTTCCTTGTCCAAGCACTGCATTATCAGTGCTAACTCGCCTTTTAGATCTTCTAGTGTTGTGCCAACAGGTGTTACTTCTTCGTGGCCCCAACTGGTTAATTTGCCCTTACTATTTGGGTAAAACTCGCGGATAGCAAACAACTCATCGCCATTTTCAAGGGTTTGCTTTGAGATTCGATACGTCCAACTCATTATTTAACCTCAGTTAAGTTCTGGCTATCCCAAAGAGCTTTTTGCGCTAGCCATGCTTGGATGTCTTCAATTTTGACGATCATTATCCTTTACGCTCCTTATTCCTTAATCCAGCTTCTCTAAGCGTGCTTAGAACTACTGCCGCAGTCCAAACGCATGTAAACACTGCAATAAATAGCAATCCCTTACCTAATGGCTGCCATACGAACCAGAAAAAACCCGCGATCGGTATCAGAAAAACAAAAGTTAAAGCGAAACAACCGCCAAAAGTTGATGCTGTTGCTTGTAGTTCTTCCTTACTGTCAGACTCAAATAATCTAGCCATTATCCTTTACTCTCCTGTGTGTCTAAATCACCGTTGTATCTTCCAGTCTCTGAGTAATCATGCCTTGGGTAAGCCGTCTCAGCAAAAACAATTTGACCGATTCGCATCATTGGATAAATAGGTTGCCAAGCCCAAAGACGATGATTTAGTAATTCTAAAGTCAGCTTTGAATTATTAAAACCACCATCAATCCATACTGCCAAAACGTGCCCCCATCCTGATCGCCCTCTACTTGACTTAAGTCTAAACTCTGCTGAGTAATTACTCGGCATATTGAAAGTCTCGTAGGTACAAGTCAGAATAAAACTTAGTGGCGATACCAAAAACGGGTTTGATTCTGAGTATTTGGTTAAGTCATGAGTAGTAAACTCTTGACCTGTTAGACATCGTTTAAGCCAGTTATTCTCAGTTTTCAGTGTGTAGCCTATCCGCACATCGAGTGATTGTGGGTTAAGCATTGCTTTGTCAAATGGCACGATAACGCCTTTTTCTTCGCAAAGCTTTTCGATTTCGTGGTCAACTAGCGTCATTCGTAACTCTCGCTTTCCAAAATAGTAATCAATCCAGTGTCAATCATTCTCATCATCAAAGGATTTGTTTGCACTAAATCCCAGTTATACCAAGTAGGCTTTTGATTAGCCAAAAAAGATTCTAAAAGCTTCCAGTTCTTTCCTGCTAATTTGCGAATCCATCGAAAGTTAGTTAAAAATCTATACATTGTTTTACCCTGTAAATTTACTCAAATAACCTCAAAATCCTAGAACTAGCACCCATCTTCTGAGCTTTTGCGCGAGAAGCTTCTACCCTATACCGATCTTCCATCTGCTGTGATGAAATGGCGATCAGGATGCGCTGTTTTTCTGGCTGTTTTTCTGTGTCACTCATGGTTATTTTTACTTATAAATTCTTGAACAAGTACCGATCGATCTTCATTGTTTAACAATGGGTTAGCGGCGATCGCCATTTCTATGGCTCTTAATCCATCAAAAGAATATTTGGTAGCGCTAAGCTCACATTCAAAACTTCTCAAAAGCTTTTGCCATTCAGGAATAATGACAATTTTGCTGACTTCTTCATTGGCTTTTTCTAGGTACAACCTATTGTTTATACTAACTTCAGTCTGACTTGTAGCCATCATTATTCTCCATACAGTGAATAAATAGATAACACATGGCTTTAGCTGCTGTATCAGAGTACTTTTCGCCTTTAGGATTAGAAGCAAAATAGCCAATATCACCATTATCTGCTACGCCTTTTTGCAAAATATAAGTCAACCCATAGTCATCAAAAGCTTGTGTGATTGCGTCTAGAGATGTGTCATATTTTGGCACTGGAATATATTGCTTACTGCCATCAAGAGGGTTTCTAACGGTTGATCTGTCGTTAATTCCACAGAGTCCATCTAAAACAAATTCTTGATAATCACCAGTAAACCCGCAAAGCTCAGCGACTTTCTTTCGGATTGAGATCGTGTTAGTCATACTCTAAAGCCTCCTAATCTTCTGTAAATCATCAGCATTGCAATTAAGCACATTGCAAAGCGCGTCAATTAGGTCAAATTCCAAGAACCTGTAATAACCCTGCTCTAACTTTTGGATTTTGCGTAGATTGCATCCCTGTAGCTCTGCAAAATTAGCTTTTAGCCAAGCATCGCACTGCTTAGCTAATTCTTTTTGAGTTAGCGATCGCGCTTTGCGTAAGCGCTTTAGGTTTAGCTGCATGATTTTAGTTCTTGGTATTTGCGCTCTAATTCTGGTAGTTCGCATTCGAGATCCCCGTTGACGGTTAACTCGTACCATTTACCAGTAGATTTAGAATAATGGTAAGAATATTGATCCAACTCTTTATTCCACCAAATACTAGAGTTATCTTCATTACGGACATACGCCGCACCTTCAAACTCTATCAAGGTTGTAGTTCTTGTGGTTTCTCTAATTATTTCCACATTGTTACCTCATTAACTACTAATCACTATACTATCTACTACCCCCCAAAAGGATACTTTTTACTTATACGATTAGGTGAAAAGCAGTGATAATACTAATCATTTGTGTATTGACTATCCCTCAAAAGGATAGTATCTTTAATACAGAAATTAACTTAGTAAACAGGAAAACGCAATGACCGCTACACAACTCGCACCAATCGCAGATGCAATCGAACTAGAGCTACAAGACTTGCGCGAAAACCACGAATACGAAAAGAATCAATGCCAAGCGGCGATCGCTAAAGGTGACTTTGTAAGAGCATCGCGCTCTATGCATGAATGCATGATTTGGGAATATAATCAAAATTTTGCCAATCAATTCAATCTCGATAAAATCGAATGTGCCGCAAAATTTACTAATGAGATTCAAACCGTTATGGGTTCTTTGATGGCTAACATCCTTTGCACAGTATCGAATCCACGCGCCGCCGATCTTGCTTTGCAAGACGCTCAAAAGGAGCAATACAAGTTTTTGGTTAAGGTGCAAAAGATGATCGCTCGTAGAGAGGCTGCTTAACCCATGACAGAAACACAACCCGAATACACATTACCAACGCGATCAACCCATCAAGAATCCGCTCTGAGCGAAGAAAATAGCCTCATTACTAAGCTGCTAAGCGCCAAGGATGAAACAGGCAATCGCAAGGTCAAGAAGTCGAAACTAACTAGATATTACGAGAGTAAATTTAGTAAATAAACAATCATGATCAGAACAACAGCAGGACAAATCAGCGCTTCATCC